CTGAGTTTGTATGTGATGATAACTTAGCTAAGAGACACTTCAAGAAAAGGGAAGAGATCAATGCGTAATAGCGTAACAAAAAATAATGCACTCGACTTCACTAACAGTGAGTGGAGCCAACTTATAGAGGGCAATGGGCTACTACTAATGTGGTTCATTGAGTGGAACCAAACAAATGACGCTGTAAATAAAGACAGAGAAAACCCACTACAAATCCAGGATTTCTTTAAACAAAAATATAATATGTCAGCAGGGTGTGACCCTTGGCCTATGAAAGACAGTAAGATATCACTTGATGGTAAGTTTGTATCAGAGGGTGACGATGATCTGGAGCCATACTTTCTTATCAATACTGATGATGGCGTTGGGTACATCTATCCCTATGCTTTCGTGGCACTGCCTACTAAGTCAGGCGGTCACCACATAGTGAGGATGGACTGATGCTACCTGATGAAAGAAAAGCTGCAAACGGTGCTTACTACGAAACAAAAAGAAAATACGACAGAGAGTTTAACCTACACAAAAGGTGGTTTCATCGAGCCTTTGCTAATAGAATAAAAACTAAATGCGGATGCAGAAAATGTGGATATAATGAGCATCCTTCTGCTTTACATTTTAATCACATAGATCCTTCTACTAAAACTAAAAATGTAGCTAGTCTGGTTAGCCAATCCTATAGTCTAAGTAAAATAAAAGAGGAGATGAGGAAGTGTGAAGTGTTATGTGCTAACTGTCACAGCATACACAGTTATGAAGCAGAACATTGGAGGAATAGACATGCTACCTGATGAAATGGAAGCTGAGAAAAACAGAAAGGTAATACTATCTCAGGCTAATACAATAGAAATACTTCAGCGTAATGTGCGTGACTTACAAGGACAACTCAATCTACAGTACGTTAAGAACAAGAAACTAATAGAACAGAACGCTGAAGCTATGGTAATCATAGGTCACTTACAGCAAGAGATAGACTCAATGGAGGAAGTATAATGCAACCACAAAACATGAACCCACATCAACGCATCAAGTGGGAACCAACACTAAAGCAAAAGCAGATACGATGCAGACTATTCGGCAAGGACTTTGACAGCGTAGCACAAGCATCAAGGTACTATCGTATCTCATATACTTGGGCTAAAGAAATGGTACACTCAGGTAGAAACCAGGAATCTTGGCCTAAACAAATACACCCCACAAAAGGTAAGTGGCGTGACAGAGTAGGAGAGGAGTGGCATTATGAAACTGTACAAGAATAGCAATGGAGTATGGGCAGGTACACAAGCTGACGCACGTAAGTATTGCGGCAAGGACTACAGCACTGTGGATGTACCAACTGACAAGCCTAACTTGCTAGGGTTTCTTAACCTCAATCAGGTTGGCAGTCTAGCCAGTAGTCCTACCTTGGAAGAGGTAAGAACTGGTGAGCCTAACAAGGAAGCAATGTCATGGTTTAGGTGGGCGCATGACTGTATGCTACGAGGGCAGTACGATGATGCAAAAGAAATGTTAAGGAAAGGATTGATAGATGATCGAGATGCTACTAGCAATGGTTGAAGATACCAATCAGATACACAAGTATTGCATGGACAAGCATGAACACTGGACAGGTAGAGCAGCGTGTGTACAAGAGCTACAACATGCCCAACGCAAGATGGAGGTAGAAGAACTAAGACAATTCTTAAAGGATAACCCACACTACAAATATCCAGGAATGGCTTTGCCAAATGGAAGAATAAAACCACTTGACGTATGTTGGGGATCTGATAAAACTTATTACATAGGAAGTGACAAAGTTAAAAAGGAGAAGTGCTGATGTCATATGAAGTATGGATACATAATAGCAATGGGTTTGGTTTTGCATACCACTCATACAAGACAAGATTACTAGCAGAGAAAGGGCTAGAGAAATATAAAAACTTAATAGAGTACAAAGGTTGTACGTTTGTTATGAGGATGAGAGAACATGATAGTCAGTAAAGTCTCACCCATAGACAGGGTGATCAATGAATGCAAACGTAGAGCAGACGATGCTTGGTGGGATGGCAACGATGAGGAAGCTAGACTACATGAAGCAGAAGCAAAGTTCCACGAAGATGATAAAGACAAAGGAGTACTATGGTGTCCGAACTTTTAATGCACTCACTGCCATTAGCTTTTGCTTTTGGTTACTTTGGATTGTTTATTTACATATGGTATTTATATGCAAGAGGAAAGTGAAGATGGAGAGAATCCGAACACGCCTTTCGATGATGTTACACATTGGGTGGGTAACCTACCTCGTAAGGATACTGATAGCACTAAGCGTACTACTAAACGTAACACTAGGAGGGAGACTAAATCAAACTTTCTCCGCAAGAAACTGGGATTGGAAAAGAAATAACAAACCTAATGTGGTGCGTCTATTGGACGCATTGCTAGGGGATGGACATTGTAGTAGGTCTTGGGCTTACTGGAAGGTTAGGAGAAGATGGTAAACAAATATAAGAATATCCCGAAGCATAGTGCTACGCTAGAAGAAGTGATAAACTTCTACCGTAACTCAGATGTATACCGTAGGTTGTCCTCCTCCTCACAAAAAGACTACGACAATCACCTGAGTGCTACCTTAATTACTGAGGTAGAGGGCAGGATGCTTCGGGCATATCGCTGTAAGAACTTGAAGGTTCGACACATCACACAAGCGTATGAGCAGTGGCTACAGATTGGTACACGTACCGCTAACTACAGGCGCAGTGTATTATCTGCTGCTTGGAAACATGCCATGCGACATGATGTGATGATTCATAATCCAATCTCTTTGGTTGAGACAGTTGCAGAAAAACCAAGGCGAGTACATTGGAGTCGTGAACAAGTGTCGATCTTTCTTGACACATCTTACAGTGACTTTCGATGGCGTAGCATTGGACTGATTGTGCATATGGCATACGACTGGGGTCAACGTGTAGGTGACATACGTCTACTTACATGGGATAGTTTAGACTTAAACGAATGTCGTATTGATATGACTCAGAGCAAACGTAATGCAGAGATACACCTTCCTATCTCTCAGGGTTTGTGTTCGATGCTACGTCAACAGAAGGAGGAGTTTGGCTTTCAAGAGTATGTAGTACCAAGAGTTAAGCCTAGAGCAGGAGCATATACACCCTATGACAAAGAGGAAGTATCGTTATATATCAATAAGATCCTAGACGAAGCTAATCTACCTAAAGAACTTACAGCTATGGATCTACGTAGGACAGCAGTGACTGAGATGATGGAAGGTGGTGTTGACTTGGCAGGTATTATGCAGGTGACAGGTCACCAGAATACAGCATCAGTCAAGCCATACATGGTCAACACATTCAGTGGTGCAAGCAAAGCACTAGCAGCGAGAGGAGTTAAGCATGGTGTACGTGAGGAAGACTAACATCAGAGAGTTTATAAATAGCCTTGACCTAAAGGATGGTGAACGTCACAGGTGTGACTGTCCTTCACCTGACTGTCGAGGTAAGAATACATTTACTGTGGCTAATATATTTGGTGACATAAAGTACAACTGTTTCAAGCTAGGCTGTAGGGTTGGTGGTATGTATGACACTGGCATGACAGCAGCAGAGATATTCCTACGCATGGAGGAGTTACAGTTTCAACGTGCTTACACAAACATAAAGAAGGAGAAAGAAACTATGGAGATACCTGAGTACGTGGTAACACCCAAGGCATCACACACCAAGCACCAACGCTACATAAGACGTTGGGGTATAGCGTTGGGCGACACTATGTATGATGTGAAGGATGAACGTGTAGTATTTCCTATCAAGCATGAAGGTAGGATCGTTGACGCTGTAGGTAGGGCAGTAGGTAAGAAGCAGAACCCTAAGTGGTATCGCTACACAGGTGAGGCTGACTACTACACAATAGGTACTGGCTCTACCCTGCTCATTGTTGAGGACGTTGTGTCTGCTGTGATTGCAGTACAAGAGATGCCATACATCACAGCTATGGCTATCTTGGGTACATCAATAAATGCAAAACAGTTTGCAAAGATAGGTGAGTACGACAAAGTTATTATAGCCCTTGATCCTGATGCTATTGGTAAGACAGTAGAGTATCGCAGAGAGATAGAGTTGTGGACAGGACGCAAGACAACAGCTATGAACCTACAAGATGATATTAAATATAAGATGGAAGAAGACTTAGAGAAACTAAAGGAGTTATGTAATGAGATTAGCAATAGTGATTGACGTTGATGGTGACATCATGTATGTACCAGAGGGTGCAGTGTTTGAGAACTACCCCAAGCCTAAACTGTTCGACAACTTAAAGGATGCACAAGAGGAGTGCGCTAAGTGGAACACTGGTATAATTGTAGACTTCAATACAAATAAAACTGTACCAATAGTAAGAAGCTTCGATGATGAGGAACGAAGAAGATCAATAGAACGAGAGGAGATAAACCGAGATGATGGAACTAGCACTACTAAAGACGCTACTGAGTAAAGAGTTTTACGATCAACACAAAGGCATACGATGCCCTGATAAAATCTTTACTAAAGATGTGCGTAAGATAAAGCAAGCATTGGATGCAGCTATGGATACATATGGTGGTGACCTGTCTGTGTCTGACTTACAGGCTGTGTTCAACCGTATCAATGCAAGCATGACCACCGCTACACGTACAGCCTACGAGGATCTGTTCAAGCGTATCGAAATAGCTGAACCTATCAAAGGAGAGATAGCAGAGGACACATTGTCGCAGTTGTTTCAGCAGCACGTTGGTGACCTTGTAGCTAACCTTGGCTTTGACTTTGTGAATGGTGCAGAGAATAGCCTTGAACCTTTACGTCAACTATTAGAGGAATACAAAGATGACTTTACTCCAAATCTTCGTGTCGAGTGGGATGATCATAGTCTTGATACTATCCTTGATGCAACGGCACTTGAATCGAAATGGAAGTTTAACATATCCAGTCTGGCTCGTAGGGTGGAGGGTATCAGTGGTGGTCATCTTATCTTGGTTGGCGCTCGTCCTAATACTGGTAAAACTAGTTTTCACGCCTCTCTGGTAGCAGCAGACGGTGGCTTTGCACAACAAGGAGCAAAGGTTACAGTGCTGTGTAATGAAGAAGCATACACACGTGTAGCTGCACGATACATCAGTGCTTCATCCAACATGACTATGGGTGAGGTCAGAGGTAACAAGGCACTGGCTAACAAGAGATACCACCCTGTGTCAGAGAACATACAGTTCAAGGACAGCACAGGTAAGAGCATGGATTGGGTTGAGTCAGTGGTAAAGTATGAACGTCCTGATATAGTAATCCTGGATATGGGCGACAAGTTTGCCGACATCAGGTCAGAACGATCAGACATAACACTAAAGGCAGCAGCTATCCATGCACGTAACATAGCCAAGCAGTATGACTGTGCTGTGGTATGGATGTCTCAGCTATCAGCAGAAGCAGAGGGCAGGGCTGACCTGAACCAAGCTATGATGGAAGGTAGTAAGACAGGCAAGGCAGCAGAGGCTGATCTCATGGTACTAATAGGTAAGACACAACAAGCAGAAGGAGAAGAGGACGATCCAATCAGATACTTAAACATTGCAAAGAATAAACTGAATGGCTTTCAAGGTAAGATTACTTGTGTGCTTGACGGTTCAAGATCTGTGTACTCAGCATGATAGAGTTTACATTAGCGTTCAGTTATCATTTGTTTGGTGAGGCTTATGACCTCAACTACATACATCCTCATGTCAGGTATGAGTCAGAGAGTTCTATTATAGCAGGTGCATACTACAACAGTGAGTACAGGACATCTATTTATCTAGGTAAAAAACTAAACGATCATATAGAAGTAGCATTTGTTACAGGTTATAACGATACGATTGTACCATATGTCAGAATAAACTATGATAACTTTTTTGTATCACCTGCTGTTTATCCTGATAGCGTTGGTGCAGTCATAGGATATGAGGTGAAGCTATGAGGTTAGTGCTAGATGTAGAGAACACCACAACAAAGCGTGATGGTAAGTTACATCTAGATCCGTTTGAACCTGACAATTATCTAGTACAGGTAGGTTATCTTAATGCTGATGATCCTAAAGCTACACTCTCTATCAGAACACTAGATCATAACGAATCAAAAGATGATATAGGATTTGAAAGACTAGAGATACAGTGGACACTAGACAATACCAAACTGCTCATCATGCACAACGCACAGCACGACTTGATGTGGCTATGGGAGTGTGGCTTCAAGTATGACGGTGACATTTATGACACTATGCTTGCTGAATATATACTTGATCGTGGACAGAGGAATGGTCTGAGCCTTGAGGCTTGTGCAGAACGTAGACAGTTAACATTTAAGAAACAAGACACACTAAAGAAATACTTTAAAGAAGGAAAGAACACAAATGAAATACCTTATGAGGAGCTTTGTGATTATCTCAAGTATGATTTGCTTACTACTTGCGAGTTGTTCCATGCCCAAGAAAAAGAATACAGCAAACCCGATGCTGCC